ATAGCGGCGAAGCGTCTTCGGACCGCCCTGGTGCCGGTGACCACGACGGCGGCCAAGCCCGCGCCTGTCGACGGCATGCCGCTGTTCGGGGCGCATGACGTCACGGGGGCGGCGGAATGAAGTACCTACGGCGGATAGACCTTGTGGACGGCCTGCCATGACCGAAGCGGACATCCTTTCCCATTTTCACAACCGCCATCAATGCGCGGCGGCGGATTGTTCGGAATTCGGCGATTTCGGGCGGGACCGGATCGTCGGCGGGCGGCGGGTGACCGTCTGGTGGTGCGTGGCGCACCGCCCGGACCCCCTGTCCGATTCCCTATCCAATCCGGCGCGGCCGGGCGCGGCAAACGCGGTCGACGGCAACGGACAGCAACGGTTGATCTAGTGAGGTGACCTTATGACCGAAGAAACTTGCGACAACATGCCCAAGACGCGCCTGGACGCGGCGCGGCGGCATTACGGATACGACGTCCGCTTCCTGGAAGAGGCGACGGGGCTGTCGGGATCTTACATCCGGCAGGTCCTGTCCCGGCTTCGACCTATTCCGGACCAGTTGGTCGGTCCGGAAACGGAAATGCCGGTCCCGCTGCGCCTGGCGGCGATGGAAGACCGGTTGGCGGAAACCCGCGAACAGCGGGACCAGTTGCTGGCCAGCGAACGGGTGCTGCAGGCGCATATAGATCATTTGCGCATGCAGTTGTTCGCCCAGCGGATCGGGGCGGCGGCATGATGGCGGCGGACGCGGAAGGCGAGGTCAACCCGCCCCATAACCTGGAACTGGAAGCCGCCCTTTTAGGCGCGTGCCTGCGCAGCGATGCCGCCTTTTACAAGGTGTTTGACCGGCTGGAAGCGGAACATTTCTTCGCGCCGGAACATCACCTGATATGGGCGGCGATGCAGTCCATGAACGCCAAGGGAAAGGAAATCAACGCGACCGCCCTTGCCCGCTATGCCGACAGCGAAGCCATGCTGACCGAAATCGGCGGGTCCCGATACCTGTTCGAACTGGTCGCGAATGTCGTGTCGGTCATCAATGCCGGCGACTATGCGGATACGATCATCGACCTTTGGAAATGCCGGGCGTGCATCGACGCGGCGGAACAGGCGGTCGGCGACTGGTACGACCCCAACCTGGGCATGGACCCGGCGCGCCCCGACTTCACGACCGACGGGGTGGCGGAACAGTTGGAAGGCCGGTTGGCGGATATCGCCGACACGGGCGGCGGCGCGGATACGGTGGTCGATGTCGCGACCGCGTCTGACCTGGCGCTGTCATCGATCGAGGCGGCGCACAAGTCGGACGGGCACGTCGTCGGCTTGGCGACGGGTCTGCGCGATATGGACGCCATGATCGGCGGTTTGATCGGCGGCAAGCTGTATATCGTCGCGGCGCGGCCGGGCATGGGTAAGACCACCCTGGGGTTCGGCTGGGGCTTCGACGTCGCGCGGCACGATCCGCCCGGCACCGTCCTTTTCGTGAGTGCCGAAATGACCGCCCAGGAAACGGTTAAGCGGGAATTGGCGCGCCTGACCGGCATTCCGGTTCAACGGCAGAACCGCGGCGACATCACGGCGGAAGAGTTCGAAAAACTCGCCTTGGCGCAAGCGGACCTTGCGCGCCTGCCGGTCGTCATCGACGACGGATCGAACCCGGCAATTTCACGCATTCGGGCGCGGGCGGGCCGGGTGGACAAGCGCGCCCGGCGCGGCGGCGGGCCCGGTCTTAAAATGATCGTGGTGGACTATATCGGGCTTTGCCGCGACCCGGTCTATGCCGGCGACAGGGTGCGGGAAATCGGCGGCATCACGCGCGGGCTGAAACACCTTGCGAAGGACCTGGACGTCCCGGTCGTCGCCCTGTGCCAGTTGAACCGGGGCCTGGAAGCGCGGGAAGACAAGCGGCCCCAACTGCCCGACCTTCGGGAAAGCGGCGATATCGAACAGGACGCGGACGTCGTCATCTTCATCTATCGCCCGGAATACTACCTTGCCAAGGCGGAACCGGCGCAGCGGGCGAACGAATCCGCCGACAAGTTCGAAGAGCGGTCCGACCTGTGGCGGCAACGGATGGCGGATGCCAAGGACGTTGCGGAACTGATCGTCGCCAAACAGCGCGACGGCGCGACGGGAACCGTGGAATGCTTTTTCAGCGGCCCGCGCCTGTCTTTTTACGACCGAAAACAGCCGGAAGGGTGAGCGATGTCAATCGATTACATAATGACTATTCTCGATACTGAACAGCCGTCTCATGAAGTTAGGTTGGCGCTGATCGGTTTGGCGGATGGCTGCAACGACGAAGGCGGGGGCCTGGAACACACGGCCAATATCAAGCGTTGGGTCGGTTGCGACGATGCGCGGGCAGAAGAGTTGATGGTGTGGCTACAGGACGCTGGGTGGGTGGACGTCCGGTTTCACAAACCCATTGGGCGAGTCGCCTACTTCCTCACATATCAGAACACGCTTTGATTTAGGTTCGGAGGTGCGTCGATGTCTGTGCATTTGGTCAGGTTGGTAATCGAGAAATCCGAACATGACGGCCCGCGGCGGTTGGGGCTGTTGATTATCGCCGAGGCATGCGGCGAGAAAGGGACGTGCTTTTTGAGGATGGCGACGATTGCCGAGCGCATGAAGGTTTCCGTGCGCCAGGCGCGTCGGGTTATCGCTGATTTGATAGAAAGCGGCGAACTTGTTTCCTGGCGGGATCATCATAATGGGTGCCCGACGTACGCTATCGGAATTGAGGGCAGTCCCTATGAGGTTGGGGAAGAAAAACTACGGTCCAGGCGGACAGATAAGCCCGCCCAGGCGGACAGATATGACCGCCCAGGCGGACAGATAAGCCCGCCCAGGCGGACAAATATGACCGCCCAGGCGGACAGATATGACCGCCTTCCTATATATAGCATTAACCGTGATTCTAACCGTCCTCTAACTGGGCCGATGGAATTTCGGCAGGTATATGACGCGGTATGCGAGGTTTGCGGTTGGGACGAAACGAAGGACCCCAGGCTTGGTCCGTCGGTAGTCAACAATCTGCGCCTGTGGCAGACCCTGACCGACGATTTCCAGGGGCGCGGCATGGAAGTGCTGCGAACGGTGATGGCCGGTTATCGCGAACGCCATCCGGGGCGCGTGCCCGCCGTCGCCTATGTGGACAAGGCGTTCCGGGACGAATTGCGGCGGATGCCCCAGGCGAACTTCACCGACCGCCTGGCCATGGACCCGCGAAAGGCTGTTCGGATCAAGGGATATCTGGAAAAGGGCTTCTGGCTGGACGGCTGGGGGCCGAAGCCGTCGGAACAGGACTGCGCGAAGGTGCGGGATGCCTTGGGCACGGGGGTTGCGGCATGAAAACGGCGATCGATATTGAAGACCTGTTGGCCTGGACCTATCAGCGGCAAAGGGCGGATATCGTGTCGCGTCGCCAGGGCGCGGTCTTCCTGCCCGGTCACCCGTCCAATGTGGCCATGCTGCAGCGTCATGCCAGTTTGGGCACGCGGATCGATTGCGCGGGGTCGTGGGTTCACGACAAGAACGAACTGCACCCGGACGCGGACGCGGTCCATGAGGCGGTGATGCGCCTGCCGGGGGATCAGTGCGGCTTGGTCCTGTCGCATGGCAAGGGCGGCACGCGGCCCAATTGGATAGAAGACGACCAGCCGCGTTATCTGCCAAAGATGCAGTCCAACGGGCGCCCGTGCGTTGAGCGCGACAGCGGCGGCCGGGCGATCTTGTGTCACGTCTATTTCTACCCCGACCCAGACCATGTGAGTTTCTGCCGGTCGGTCTATTCGACCTGGTGGGACGGAATCAATCTGTTGGTATCCAGGTTGAAGGACCTGTCGGACTATACGGTCACCGGACCCGAAGCCCCTGAAAAACCTTGGCTTTAGCGTAGAACTAAAAAAGAACTTTACTTTGAGTGCGAAATTTGTGAGCGTCCCGACTTGTAGAGAACCAACAGCGGACCGGCGGGGCAAAACCCCTTCCGGTCCGTTCTCTTTTGGGCCGGGCGCGCTGTTTGAAACTCATTCAACCAGCTTGGAAGGCCGGCGGCCATGCGCTGCCAGCCAGCGGCACGCCGGTACCGGGGCGGACCAGCCTTGCCGGACAGCCGGACGGGTCCTTCCGGGGGGTCAAACGAATGCGGGCGACGAAGTCGTTTTATGTCGCTAGAGACAGACGACTTGAAAAGCCTAAAGTCGCGGGCCGCTCTTTAGCTGCCCCGGCACCGAACAAACCTGAAAACTGGAAAGGATGAAACGCCCGCCTTGGGCGGGGATGGTGCGGTATGAGTGACAGCGAATCCGGGTCGGTAGAGCTCGCCAGCAAGGGCGAGTTCGCGGCAATGATTAAGGTATCGCCGGGCCGTATTTCCCAGATGATCCGGGAAAACAAAATCCCGGCGGAATGCCTGGAAGGCGAAGGGCGCACGGCGAAAATCCGCGTGGCGGCCGCGAAGGCGGCGATTGCCGCGCGAACCGATGTCGGACAGCGGATGGGGAACGGCGCGGCGACGGACCTGTCCGGTGCGCGCCCTGCCCTGTCGCCGACGGATGATGTCGTCGACCAGATTCAGCGTGAAAAGCTGTGGAAGGCGAAGGCGGAAAACCGCCGCCTGGAAGAGATGGAACGCGAGCGGCGCGGGATGTATGTCCGCACCGAAGAGGCGCGGGCCGAATGCCACAAGGCCCTTGCCCGCCTGCTGTCGGTTGTAGAGGGCGGCTTACCGGTCATGGCTAACGACCTGGCGTCAAAGTGCGACCTGCCACAACGGGACATCC